ATGTAGAATCGGATCTTCTTTGCATCGCGCAGCCGATCACTGTGAGATGCCTGTCCGTAGCGGTATGCGCCACGAAATATCTCGCCCATTTGAGCGTTCATGTCCTTAAATGAGATCAGGTCTTGCAGCTCCGTAGCACCCTTTGGCAGCTCGTAATACGAAGCCGTGCTGCCATCGCTCACGCTTACTACTGGCGCTATCTCTTCTAAACGCTTTTCAAGATCATCAAGATATTCCTGCTTGATTGACCATGCCGTGCCGTAGCTGCACTTTGCCCACTCAGCCGCCTGCTTCGTTGTCGCGTCGGGATTTTCTTTGAAAAACCTACGCAGCTTCGCTGATTTTGTTTTATTAGTCATGTCGCCCCCCTAAAACGGAATATCGTCTTCAAAGTCATCGTCTGCCAAGGCAGGCGCTTCCTCTTGTTTCGGTTCTTCCGCTACTGGCGCAGGCTTGCCTTTGCCCTTCGCCATCGCCGCTTGCAGCTCGAAGCACGGATCGATTTGTTCTTTACCCGGTTCGTCGCAGCCGCCGATCTGCCACTGCATGAAGCGGGGCAGTTCCTCGAAGATGTCGCAGGCTTTCTTGCTGGCTTCATCTGACTCGCCAGAGAACTCGCGGCAGTAGTCTTCCAGATCGAAAACCACCTGTTCGTTGACCGTAGCGGCTTTCTTCGCGCCACCGTCAGCGCAGAAGACACCGACAACCTTGGCGTTACCGCCACTGGTTAAACCAACATCGACCTTGCAAGTCGTGCCCAAGATTTTGGTCAGGTCAAACGACTTCAGCTCTTCTTCGGTAAACGATTTGTTGCGCCACGCCTGCAAGTGCTGACGCAGCTTGGCCCGTTCATTCAGGGACAGCGTGTACTGGCAATTGATCGACATGGGTCGGTCATCGTCCATACGCAGCTCTGGCAGTTCCCAGAAGATGAATACGTTGTGGCGCTTGTTCACCTCGCCTTGGTACTCGTTCATTGTGGTACCAGCGTCAACCAGCTTGTAGCAAATTGCGTTGTGAGTGCCGACTGGTACCTGCTCGAAGTCTCCACCGCCACCACCTGATGCTATGATTCCCATCGCGTTTTCCTTGTGTAATTGCAAAAAGGTGTACTATTATGCACATCTTGGAAAACGTGATGCAAGGAAAAATTACATGGGATTGAAAATAACCGACGGCAATCAGAAGGATTTTAGCAGGCCATTGAGCGGTGACATCCGCGCTGACTTCGAGTCTTTCTTAGCCGAGAACGGGATGACCCCAGACCCACAGAAGGGTTTGGTCGTTGGCGGTGACATCGGCAGGGCTTACATGGACGTTAACGGCAAGCAAAAGCTTGTTGGTTGGTATCAGGTCTGGCTCGATCAAGAGGTGCCGTTTGGTCGGTGCGGTGACCGCACGATCAGTAACGACGAGCCGATAGCAAAGTGGAAGCCTGAGAACTCAGAGCGCCACCAGATGACCCCAGAGCAGCGGGAACAGATCAGGCAGCTCAGTGAGCAGGCTGCAAGAGAAAAAGAAGAGCGCCAAGCCAAGGCTGCAAAGCGAGCCAAAGAGCTGTGGGATAGCTACCCAGAAGCCACAGACGATAACCCATACTTACAGCGTAAGGGCGTGACTAGCCACGGTTTGCGGCAGGACGGCGACAGACTGGTCATACCAGTGCTCGATGCCAAGCTTAAGATTGCAGGACTCCAGTACATTGATGACGCAGGCGGTAAGAAGTTTCTCCCCGGCACCAAGAAGAAGGGATCTTTTTTTGTCATTGACCCCGGCTCGATGCGTCAAGCGCACACCATTAACTACGTCGAGGGCTACGCAACAGGGGCCAGTTACTTTGCTGATCTGGGTCAGCCAGTCGTGGTTTGTTTCGATGCCTTTAACTTATCTCCAGTCGCGGAAACCATCAGCGGCTACTTCCCACAAGCCAAGCACGTCTTCATCGCAGACTTCGATGACTCAAAGACAGGCGAACAGGAGGCGATTAAAGCCGCGCAGGTAGTGAGGCGTATCGGTGCTCAGGCCGAGGTATTGATGCCGCAGAGCAAGGGCGACTACAACGACCACGCCATCGAGGGTGAGTTGATGCCTGAGCTGAACCATGTGGAGGTGCCGGTCGAATACGACTGGAACAAAACGGAAAAGGGACGGCTGCTGAACACCAAAGACAATGTGCGCGGTGTACTGACGGTGAACCAGATCGATGTGCGCTACAACGTGATCAAGAAGAACATGGAGATCATCATCCCTCACACCGACTTCATTGCCGATATGCGCGACGAGTCTGCGCTGATTGAGATCGAGGATCGCTGCATCCAGATCGGTGTACCACACATGAAGGTGCGCGACTACCTCAAGCTCTTGGCGCGGGAGTACAACCCTGTGAAGGAGTGGATGGAGAGCAAGCCGTGGGATGGCAGGAGCAGGTTGCAAGAGTTCTTAGCAACCATCACCAGCAGCAACGAGCCGCTGAAAGAGATGCTGATGACTAAGTGGCTGGTTTCCTGCGTAGCAGCGGCATGTGAACCCAATGGCGTGGCACTTGAGGGCATACTGGTGTTCCAAGGTGCTCAAGGGCTGGGCAAGACGCTGTGGTTTAAGCGCCTATGCGACTACGAGAACGGCTGGCTGTTGGAGGGTGCAACGCTGAACCCCAGTGACAAGGACAGCGTGAAGCAGGCAGTGAGCCACTGGATTGTGGAGCTGGGTGAGATTGAATCGACCTTCAAGAAGTCCGACATCGACCAGCTCAAGGCGTTTGTCACGAAGAAGAGCGACGAGCTGCGCCTACCTTATGACCGCGCCAGTACAACCTACCAGCGCCGCACGGCCTTCTACGCCTCCGTCAACGCCCGTGAGTTTTTGACCGATACCAGCGGCAACCGACGCTTCTGGGTCGTGCCTGTGACCGCCATCAACGCAAACCACGGGATCGATATGCAACAGCTCTGGGCTGAGGTCAAAGAGACGCTGTACACGAACACCGACTGGTACTTAAACCATGAGCAGCGAGAGATGTTGCAGGACTCGAATGAATACTATCGCACCCAGTCTAGCGTCGAAGACCTCATCCTTGAGCACGTCCATTTCACCAGCACCCAGACCAAGCCAGTGCAGATGACAAAGCTGCTGAGAGACCTCGGAATAAGCCAGCCAAGGATGCCTGATATCAAGGATGCGAGCAGGGTATTAGCAGCCCACGGGCTGGAACCGCGCAAGAGTAACGGTAAAAAAGTGTACGACTTGGACTACACAAAGGTAGAAGTTGGCAATGCCGACAAATTTAGTGGCACTTGGAGCAAAGAGTTTTAAGGGTACCCTGAAAGGTGCCCTGCTTGCACTTGGTGTAAGTGATTGATTTGTATGTAGTTATTAACAGGGTAGGGTAGGGTACTACTATTTAATAATAATAATAATAATAGTATATAGCCTATAGGCAGTAGGGAATACGGGTATAGGTTTTTCAAAAAGTTTGAGACGCTGTACCCTCACCCTCGTACCCTGACGGTTGTGGAGAGCGAGATGAAAAAGTTTGAGTGGGACGATGACGCGAGCGAAGAGCAGAACTTCAGGCAGTGGGCTATGATGAATGCAGATGAACGCGAGAGCGTAGGGCAAGCGCCTCTTTCGGAGAAAGAGGCGCGGGTGTTGTTCAACGAGCTGAAGGAGAGCGGATGGCTGACGATGTAAAGCGCAAGCCGGGTAGACCGAAAAAAGAGCGCAAGCAGCTAGTGGAGACGCCAAAGGCTTTCCTTGCAGATGAAGAGGCTGGCATCACAGACATGCAAGCGGCTTTCGTGTGGCACTACACGGAAGGCGCGTGTGGGCAGACGGAAGCAGCGCGGAGAGCAGGGTTCTCGTTTCCTGCGAGCGCAGCGACCAAGATGCTCAACGGCAACGACTTCCCAAAGGTCACGCGAGCGGTGCGGGTCAAGCAGGATGAGATGCGTGAGAAGTACGCGATCACACCGCAGAAGACGGGAGCAATGCTGTGGAAAATAGCCGAGACTTCATTCGAGACGGGAGCGTACAACGCTGCGGTTAGCGCAGTGAAAGAGTTGAACCAGCTCGCTGGCCTCACGATCCACCGCAGTCAGAACCTGAACATCAACGCTGATTTGCAGAAGATGACGAAGGAAGACATCAAGCACCGGCTTAACGAGCTGCTGGGCGTGGACGGGGAGATGAGCGACAAAGACTACTAACCTCGTCGGTTTGATGTACTCGCAGAACGAACATCGTTCTGGCCCCGCCTCCCGCCCAGCCCCTCAAAATCTCGGAAAAATGCCGATATTATGTTAAATAGAATAAAAAGCTAATAAAAACAAAGGCTTACGCATTTATGTTAGTGAGCACTAACTTACTTGTATTGGCCCGCCCTGCTCAGAGGCGACACACGTCTAGGCCGCTAGGCTGCGCGACCTTGGTTTTCTTCTCTCTGAGCGCCTGTACGCGCCTCTCAGCCGATTCCGTGCGCGGCAGTAGGAACCCTATAGGGTCGGAAAAAGCCTGAGAGATCGGCCTGTGGCGCGACCCCCGTACACCCCTATATAGCGAGCGCGGCGAGCGCGATAGCTATAGCAAGGTTTGGCGCATTCAGTAT